AAAGACCACGAATTATTAAGGAAAGAATTTTTAAATTATAAGAAAAAAGATGCCAGTAGCAAAGAACGTTAGTAATATAGTAATACATTGCTCAGCAGGTTTTGGTGACAAAAAGGCAATTGAAAACTTTTGGAAATCTCAAGGGTGGAAAAGTCCTGGATACCATAGATTAATTGACTTAAACGGAATAGTACATGAGCTTGCACCATTTAATGCAATTACAAATGGAGTAATGGGTTTTAACGATTCGTCAATACATATATGTTATATTGGTGGTGTAGAAAAAGTAGGCAATACTTTTAAAGGTAAGGATACCAGAACTGATTCGCAAAAAAGAGGAATTGATTATTGCATACAAGAAGCTATTAAATGGCTAAAATTAAATGGTAAAGATGTTACTAAAGATTTAGGAATTGTAGGGCATAGAGATTTTTCAAAAGATAAAAATTCAAATGGTGTTATAGAGAGTTGGGAAAGAATTAAAGAGTGTCCTTCTTTTGAAGTTATTGGAAGTGATATTCATTATTTATATTCAAGCAAAGACAGATACAACAAGTTACCTATTAATTAATAAAATATAAAATGGCAAGAATTAAAACATACATAGTAGACCCTTTAATTTCTGGTAGAGATATAGTAATAGGAAGTGATGCTGATGACTTATTAAAAACTAAAAATTACAGAGTCGATTCCTTAAGAGATTATATGCTGTCTGGTTTAGACCCAGAAACAGGAGGTAACTTAAAAATAACTACAATAGTTGACACAAGTGTAGAATTTTTAACACCAGAAGATTATTTTAATAATTCTGTAGATACAATAGAAGTATTAAATTATGAGATAGTTTTTTTAATACTAAATGGTAGAACTTATATATTTAGAAAAAATGGGGATATTTATGGTGTTGGCGAAGCTCAAACAGTAGAGTCTGACTTTACTGAAATAGACATTACTTCGGTTATTAGTGCTAATCTTCAAGACTTGCAATCAGTATTAACTGAAGGTAATGAATCAATTTTAGATGCAAAAATAAACGACCTTTATTTAATGGATGAAGTTGATGGGTTTGGGAACATTAGATTATTTGGCGACAATGATTCTTTAAATGTTAATGATTTGAAAAACAGTAGATTGTTTAGATTTTTTTTAAACAATATAAGAATTTTTTCAGATAGTGGCGGAACTCACTTTACAATAGAAAAACCAAGTATTAGTGCAAACAGAACAGCTACACTTCAAAATGCTAGTGGAACTATAGCATATTTAAGTGATATACCAACAGTTGATGTATTAGGTATTGAGGAAGGAGACAATATATCAATAACTGAAACAGATGGAGTTTATACAATTTCAGCAACAAGCACAACGTCATTAAACTGCACATCAACAGAACTTAGGAATTCAGTGACAAATACCACATATTTTGACAATGGTGGATACTTTGTTTTTGATTCAATTACATCTCCAATAAATAGTATAAGGATTTATTTTAATGAAAACATAGAATTTATAAATGATGACCTTGTTGGAGTTGTTTACATTCATTACAAAAATGGTGGTAACGAAGCATATTTTTGTGGTAATTTAATTTCTGACGACATTACTTCTCCTAACTGCAATATCCCTTTTGGAGTTAATTATTTAGACGTTGCATTTCCTTTTGAATTTATTTCTTATGAAGAAACACTTGGAATATCATTTATAGAAATAACAATATATCCAAATGTAATTCAATCTTCAAGTGCTATACCATTTAACGGGAATATGCCATTATCTATAACTAAGTATATTGCGGACTACAGAGATTAATAAGTTATATATATTAATTCACTATATTTGTACTTTAAATTAAATTTAATTAAAAAAAATGAATATAATAAGAAAAATAACAATCAAGATAGACAAAGATAATGTTATGCACTATCAGATAAATAGTAAGGTTTTTGGTGGTAGCAAAACAGTATCAGATATAATAAAAAAAGATAAGTTCTTTGACATCTATGTAAAAGAGGTAGATAGCAATATGACTATGATATGGAAATCGTTTAGTCAAGATTCTGTACAACATATAGAGTACGAAACTGAATTGTAGTTATGAAGAGTCCTCATTATTTTATAGTAAGACCCAATGGGTCTAATAGATATTCTAATATAACAGATAGTGGTCTTATATTAAATACATCTGTTGAAGACCATAATTTTACTCAAAGACTTGCTGAGGTAATATCAATACCTATAGGGTATGATGGAGATGTTGAAGTTGGAGATACAATTGTTGTTCATCATAACACATTTAGAGTACAATATAATAATCAAGGAATACCATTAGAGAGTAAGTATCATATTGAAGATGATTTGTTTTATGTTGAATTGCCATTATCTTATATGGTTATAAAGAATAGTACAAAAGAAAAGATAGCATTACCTCCATTTTGTTTTGTAGAACAATCTTATATACAAGATAAATGGGAAGGATTAATTGAAGAAAAGCAATTTGGTTTTTTAAGATATAAAAATAAAGATATGATTGACTTTGTTGTTGGAAGCAAAGTTGGAATGAAGGAAGATTCAGAGTATGAATTTAATATCTTTGGAGAAAAACTTTATATGATTAACCAAAATAGAATATTACTTGTAGAATGAAGGGATTAAGTAGAGATATAGAAATAGCTGTTGATACTGTAATTGAAGGATTAGAGTACGAAACTGATATGTCTTTAGTTGACCCAGATAAGGTAAAAACTATTGTTAAAGCTAAAGTGGATTCTTTTAAGTATGGAAAAGAATTAATTGTTAGGTGGCAGAATAGCAATAATGCTCCCTCTGATGCAGTATTAAAAAAATACGTTAAGAGATTAGTCAAGGCTGGAGATGTTGCCTTAAAAGTCCTTAGACAAGCTTTAAGGGGTAAAATTGACTATGATGAGTTAGACCCTTCAAAGCATCACTTAGCTATATCTGTAAAACCATCAATACATCAAGCTATTGTTGAGATAGATTCTTCATTGATTGAGTTAAGGATGCAGTTAGATGCAGATAATATAAATTTAAAGGATAATGAGTTTAAGAGGGGTTATCCAGAAAAATTTGCTTCAGGTGAGTTTTTACCAATGAAGGATTACTACAGTGAATGGTATGATAAAGAGAATGACGCTATAATATTAGACCCTAAAGGAACTAAGGGAGATATTATAACATTAGATGGTCTTAAAATAATATTACCAAAACAACCATCAAAAAAAAATATATTATTCTCTGATTTGAGCAAGGAAGACCAATATTGGAGAAGGCAATTAGTTCCGACAGGATTATCACAAGATACAGCTGAATCATATACAGAATACATAATAGAAGAATTTAGGAGAAGAAGGGAAGGTATTTGGTTTATGAATAATGGTAAAGCTGAATACTTAACAGGAACACATTACTTTGCCTTACAATGGGTTAAGATGGAAGACTCTGGTGGATATATGGATTTTAGATATGCTCAAAGAGATATGTTTTATTTTACACAAGCTTGTATCGTAGATAAAAGGTGTCTTGGTGAGTTGTTTGTAAAATCAAGACGTACAGGTTATACCTATCAAATTATATGTCAATTACTGAATGATGCAACATCTTTTTCAAATGCAAGAATAGGTATGACATCTAAATCAAATGATGACGCAGAAAAAGCTTTCTCTAAATTTATTTATGGTTTTTTAAATTTACCTTTCTTTTTTAAACCAATTGTTAAGGGTGTTGAAGATTCTAAGAAAAAACTTGAATTTGCAAAACCATCAGATAGAAGTAAGGCAAGCAAGAAAAATTCTGATACAAATACAGATGACTACTTAAATACATTGGTAGATTATTTACCAACAAAGAACGATTCTTATGATGGTCAAAAAATGTTTAGGTATCTTGGTGATGAGGCATCAAAGTGGACAAAACCATCAAACTTTGAAAAACATTGGGGTCAAGTATCGCCAACATTTGATACAGGTGGTAATATTGTAGGTAAGGCATTTATAGGTTCTACAGTTGCAGCAATGAGAGATGGTGGAGAAGAGTATCACGAATTATATAAGTCTTCTTTAATAAGAAAAAGAAATAAAATTACAGAAAGAACGCCAAGTGGGTTGTATGCATACTTTTTACCAGCTCACAAAAATATGGAGGAGTTTACAGATAAGTATGGTATATGTCACGAAGTAGTAGAAAAAGGTAGTGGTTTTTACAATGTGCATGGTGAATTTAAAAAAATTGGCTCTGTGCAGTTTTTAGAGGCAAAAAGAATTAGCAAGAAAAAGGAAAGTGATATAGCTTATAACGAAGAATTAAGGGCTTTTCCAATGACTATTGATGAAGCATTTAGAGATGAGTTAATGCAATCAACTCTTAACATAGAAAAAATTTTATATCAATTAAAAATAAACGAAGAACACGAAATAGAAAATACTTTAGTTAGGGGTAATTTTCAATGGAAAGATGGAGTGTTAGATACAGAAGTAGAGTGGTATCCAAGTGAAAAAGGAAGGTTTTTAATATCTTGGATTCCTCCAGTTGAAATGAGGAATAAATGGGAGTGGCGAACATTGTATGGCAACGAATGTAGGTTTCCTCTTAATGATGATGTAGGTGCTTTTGGTTGCGATACTTACGATATATCAGCGACAGTAGAGGGAGTTAGAAAAGATGGTTCTTATGATGAAGATACAAGTAGGGCTTCTAAAGGAGCTTTACACGGATTAACAGGTTTTTCGTTATCAGAAATACCAAACAATACGTTCTTTTTAGAATATGTAGCAAGACCCAAAACAGCAGAGATGTTTTTTGAAGATGTATTAATGGCTTGTGTATTTTACGGTATGCCTATATTAGCTGAGAATAATAAACCAAGATTATTGTATCATTTTAAAAACAGAGGATACAGAGGGTTTTCAATTACACGATTCGATAAGGTTGAAAATAGATTATCACCAACAGAAAGAGAATTAGGTGGTATGCCAAACTCTTCTGAAGATGTTAGACAAATGCATGGTTCTGCATTGGAGAGTTACATAGAGAAATATGTAGGAGAAGATAAAGATGGTGAAATTTCAAGAAATATGCCATTTAATTTCACCTTAAAAGATTGGATGAAATTTGATATTAGTAATAGAACAAAATATGATGCGTCAATTAGCTCTGGATTAGCTATTATGGCAATAAATAGAAGGTCTTATGTACCTTTAGTTAGGGAAAAAAAAGATATTGTAATAAATTTAAAAAGATATAATAATTAAGATATGAAGAAAAAAGAAGCAATCTCTATAACTTATAGAAGTTTTCCAAGTCAGAATGTTGACTTTGAGGTTCAAAAAACAACAGACTTTGGATTACAAGTTGGAGAAGCAATTCAATTTGAGTGGTTTACAAGAAGCGGAAGGTCTTGTAAGTATTACGAACAAAGAGATGAATTTCATAACAGAAGAATGTATGCGAATGGTATTCAAAGCCTTTCAAAATACAAAGAAAAATTTGC